TCGGCTCGGGTTATTTGATTTCAGAGCGTGCGGCGGCAGAGCGTGCGGCGGCAGAGCGTGCGGCGGCAGAGCGTGCGGCGGCAGAGCGTGCGGCGGCAGAGCGTGCGGCGGCAGAGCGTGCGGCGGCTACCGTGTGGGAGCTGAGCCCGCGCGAGCGCGATATAATCAAACGGCTGAGCGAGTAGCGCAGCCAGCGGTCGCGGCGGCACTTGATCGCGCCGCTGCGAGCGCCGGAGGCGTATACGGGCGCCGGATGGCGCGCGACACTTTAAGCGGCTATAAGCCGCGGGGCGGGTTCTTCCAACCTCCTTTCGACCGGCCCGCGCCTCTGTGCGGCGGCAGGCTTTGACTGTTTCACTGCCGCAATGATTCGCATTCAAGGGGCGCTATTTGGTTTTTGAATTTAGCACAAGGAAGTGATAGCATGGCAGATTCCGGGAGCGCGGGCGGCGGCAGCACCGATGGCAAGATCGTATTTTCGCTGGAGGTAGACGACAGCAAAGTGCAATCCGGCGTCAGCGGGGCGCTAAGCTCTGTTGAGAGCAAAATAAAAGCCGCAAACAAGAAGATCGAGTTAAGCGTCAGCGCCAACACTACGGCGGCTAATGGACAGCTGAGTTATACACAGGCCAAAGCGGACAACCTCGACATAAGCGACCCGAACATCACAGTAGGCGCGCAAACTGCGGCGGCTAACCAGCTGTTGACGGGTGTGCAAGGCACCGCGGACGCGCTGGAAAGTTCCGACCCCACCGTGACGGTGACCGCGGACGTGGCGAGCGCTTCACAGCTGCTAACACAGCTGCAGACGCTTGTGGACACGCTGAGCGGCGACCACACTATCACCATGAACGGCGGCGGCGATGGTGGTGGCAATGGCGGCGGTAAAAGCGGCGGCGGCGGTGGCGGCGGTCTGGGCGGCGCTGTGGGCGGCGTTGTAGACGCGGGCGTGGGCTTCGCTAAGGACGCGTTCGAGGCGGGCGTGACCCACGAGGCCGGCATGCTGAAAGCTATGACGCTAATGCCGGAGGGCACCACCAAGGAAGCCGCGCAGGCGTTCGGCGACAAGCTGCTGGATTTGGCGGCTGAGACCGGGCAGGGCATAGACACGCTGTGGGAAGCGACGTATAACTCGTTGTCAGCGTCGCAGGATTTCGGCGACATATCCGGCGAGGGCGTCGGCGACGCGATGATCGACTATCTGCGCACGTCGGCGCAGCTGGCGATCGGTGGCTTTACGGACGTCAACACGGCGGGCTCCACGATGGCTAAGACCATCAATGCGTACGGCACTGTTGAGGGCGAAAACGGCGAACAGGTGAACAGATATTCGCCCGAAGAGATCGCCGACATACTGGTGCGCACACAGAACAAGGGCATCACCACGGTGGGCGAGTTAGGCCAGAGCCTGAGCCACGTGACCGGCACCGCAGCAAATGCCGGGGTGGGGTTCGACCAAGTGGGCGCTATGATGGCTACGCTGACCGCGCAGGGCGTCAACACCGCGGAAGCAACCACCAAGGCGAACAACATCATCACGGAAATGTTGGGATTTGGCTTGCGGGATGATGCTGTGGGTTCGGCCTTCAATGACAAGTACGGCGGTAAGTCGTTTACATCGGTCATGCAAGACGGCGACGCTTCCATCGTGGAAGTGCTGCAAAGCATCAAGGAAGGCGTTTCGGAGGATGATCAGGACTTCGCCGATCAGGGCGGCTGGTACAGCATTTTTAGCAGCAAAGAAGCGGCGCAGGCGGCTGAGTACCTGATGAACAACGGCGGGCAGACATACGCGGATAATTTGGCGTATATGAATGCTGACGGCGATGCTTACATTGAGGCTTATGAGACCGTTGACGAAGGCATGGGGCAGACGCTGGAAAAGCTCCAGCAGACGTGGATGGGCGTGCTCACGGAAATCGGCGTGGCGCTGGCGCCTATCGCGGAAGCGCTGTTCTCGGTGCTGCAGTCGGAGGATTTCAAGGCGGCGCTTAAGGCTTTCGTCGACGCTATAACGTCGTTCCTGACGAGCGACAACATCACGGCGATAATTACGGCGTTTACGACCTTTGCGACCAATTTGCTGCAGGCGCTGTCGACCGGGGACTGGAGTTTTCTGGGCGACATTTTCGCGTCAATCGGTGAGATGCTGTCCACCTCGCTGCAAAACGTGTTTATGGGGCTGGTGGAAGCGCTGCTGCCGATAATCAATGGCGTAATTGATTTTTTCAGCGACAACATGTTTTTCGGCAACCAGCACTTGAGCGGCTATAAGGTTGTGACAGACGCGAACGGCAACAAGCGGTTAACGCCGAACGAAACCAAAGTAGTAGGCGTGGATGCGGAAGGCAACAGAGTAGAAAGCTGGCTGCCCACCGATGCAAACGGCCACGCAATAATGCCGGAGGGCGTGAATGGAGTAAAAATTTCGGGGGATATGGTCGACCATCTTAACCAGACCGGCGGCTGGGAGGAGTTTGCCAAACAAACGGGGCAGAAATTGCCGGATACTGTAGACCCTTCGAGCCTCTGGAGTTTTAACGGCAAACCATTAGTGAAGGCCAGCCAAAAGACGGAAGAAAACTCCGAGCAGACCGCGGAGAGCACCGGGCAGACTGCCGACAATATGGAGTCGGCGAATGAATCGAGCCAGGAACTGGCAGAAAGCGCGCAGAAAAACGCTGGATTCAGCGAAATACTGGCGCAAGCGCAGGCGGCAGGCGCTGAGTTAAGCGGACAGAGCCTCGATGCAAGCCTCGTGGGGCTGGAAAGCGCGACAGCAAACAACGAAGCCACCGGCGAGATGGCCACCGCTAACGGTGAGGCTGCGGGAGCAGCGCAGGAAAGCGCGGATGCGGCTAATCTGGGAGCTGCGGCGAATGATGCGGCGGCAGCCGGCGCGTTGAGCGCCGCGGCGGGCATGGCCGAGGTAGACGACAACATAAAGCACCAGGGAGATTTGACCGGCGTGGGCGCTTCGCTTTTGAACGTCGTTGTGGGCAAGACGGATGTGTTCGCGCACGCCGCTGAAATGGCGGCCTTAGAGGCCGGAGACGCGAATTCAGCAGTGATCAGGCTGCGCGACCGGCTCAACGAGCTGGCAAGCTCCGCGGGCGGCGGTGGCGGCGGGAATCAGCACGCCAGCGGTCTGGACTATGTGCCTTATGACGGTTACCTCGCTTCGTTGCATCGCGGCGAGGCTGTACTGAATCGCGCGGAGGCTGCGGCGTACCGCTTCAAGGGCGGCAGCGGCGTGGCGGCGATCGATTACGGCGCGCTGGCATCCGCTATGTCCGGCATGACGGTGCAGATGGACGGGCGCGTGGTGGGGCGTTTAGTCGAGCGCAGCGTGTCCACCGCGCAGGGCGAGCGCTACGGGCGCGCAGCCCGGAACTACTGACGGGAGGCTTTATATGTACTTGCTTTTTAACGGGCAGCCGCTGCCCGCAAAGGTGGGGCTGCTGGGCTGGTCGATAGCCTCGCCGAAAGTGACACAGCGCACTATAGACGTGCCGGACAGGCGCGGGCTTATATACGCGGGCAGCAAGCTGGGCAGCCGGGGCATTTCCTTTCACTTCGCGCTGCTGGCTGAAAACGGCGCGGAAGCGGTGGAATTGCACAAACAGCTGTGTGAATGGGCGCTGAGTGAAAACCCGGCGCCTCTGGTGCTGCCCACGCGGGAATCGCAATACATCATGGCTCAATGCGACGACTTCCCGGCGCCGGACATGGAAGAATGGTGGCGACCTTTCGACGTGGGCTTTATATGCGCGTCGCCCGAGTTTATCGACATCTTTCCCCATTCTCACGCGCTGGACAGCAATTTGAGCGTGGGCGGGTTCTGGACGCTGCCCATCGTGACGGGCGGGCGATTGAGCACGCCGGTAAAATTCAGCATAACGCTCAACGAGACCGTGAGCGGTTTGGACTTATGGCTGGACGACACGCGGATGCATCTGGACGGCAGCATCGCAGCGGGTGCGCTGGCGATAGACACAGAGGCCGGGGCGGTGACGCTGGACGGCGCTGACATTACGTATTTGGCGACGCTGGACAGCGATCTGACGTTCAACGTGGAGCCGGGGGCGCACACGGTGCGCTGGCCTACGGGCGTCGATATGAGCGGCACTATCGAATGGCGGGAGCGGTGGTTATGACTTTTTATTTCTTCGACCACACTAAGACATTCATGTTCAAGCGCTCGGACGCGGTGGAGTTCCACCAGCACTGTGAGGATTACGCGTGTGAGGGGACATTCCCGCCCGATGCGCTGCGCACGCCGCAATGCGGGCAAATAGTGGCATGGCAGGATGACGACGGGCTGTGGCAGGCTTTCGAGATAACCGACACGGAGAGCGACGCCTTCGAGCAGACCGTGAGCCTTAAGGGCAGCCACATGGCGCTGTGCGCGCTGCGGGACGTGATACTGGAATCGCGCACGTACAAGAAGAAATCCATGACTTACATAATGGACGACATTCTGAGCGGCACCGGGTGGCTGCGGGGCGACGTTATAGCCGCGGACAGCGACGGCGCAGATCAGTACAGAGTTACCGCGCCCAGCGGCCTTAGGATGCGCAGCGGCCCGGGCACCGGGTACAAGATACTGCGCGTTTACCCGCTGGGCACTATTGTGACGCTGGTTAATGCCTATTCGGGCGCGTGGTATCAGGTGACCGCGCCGGACGGGCGCACGGGCTATATGAGCACGGCGTGGCTGGATGGCGACGGCGCCGGGGCGGTGTACACTTCCAGCGTGACCATCGACGAGACGAAGTGGGTCAGCGTTTGGGATTTGCTGGAAGAGGCGGCGACGCAGGCTAAGGTGTTTTTACAGCCGCGGGTGGAGATCACCGGCAGCAGCATAACGGGGCAGTACATCGATTTACAGACGACGGCGCCGGCCTACCGCGGCGTGCGCCTGACCTGCGGCGCTAACCTGAAGGAAGTGACGGTCGAGTTCGACACGTCGAAGCTTTTCACGGCGCTGATAGGGCTGGGCAAGAACGACCTGACGTTCAGCGGCGTGAGCTGGAGCGCGACGGCTGACCATCCGGCGAAGCCTTCCGGGCAAAAGTATCTGGAAGACCCGGACGCCACGGCACAGTACGGGCGCAACGGGCGGCCGCGCATGGGCGTTGCGAAGTTCAGCAAGCTGACCGACGCGGAGGATTTGCTTGAAGCCACGTGGGAGCAGCTGAAAATATACCGGGAGCCTAAGCTGGTTATCGATGCGACCATCGCGGATTTGTACCAGCTGGGCTATGGCGGGCAGTCTATACGGCTTTATGACGCAGTACAGGTCATTATTGAGCCGCTGGGGCTGCGGGTCCAGGCGCGCATAACGGCGCTGGACAGGGATTTGATCGAGCCGGAAAAGACCAAGCCGACTATCGGCACCGGGCAGGGGTATGACATCGTTTCGGACATACTCAAGGCCTCGGGCGGCGGCAGTACGCGCAGTATTTCGATTAGTGATTGAGGGGTGACGGTTTAATGGTGCAATGGGTTATTACTGACAGAGTGGATTTAAGCAAGGACGCGCAGCGTCAGCAGGTGGGAGCGCCGGAGGCGCTTATGCTGCCGGGGGACAATGAGGCGCACCGGTGGGAAATAACCGTGCTGAACAACGGCGAGGCCGCGGATTTGGCCGGGGCTTCGGTGGCGGGCTACTTCCTGCGCGCCGACGGGGAGACGGTGGCTGTCGTGGGCAGCGTGACCGGGAACGTGATCAGCGTGGTGCTGGCGCAGGAATGCTACGCGTTTGAAGGATTGATGCGCGCTATCGTGCGCGTGACTTTGAACGGCGTTATAACCACGGTCATACAGCGCCTTTTCAGGGTGCAGCAGGATATTGGGGATCAGATTATAGACCCGGGGGAAGTTATACCGGGGATTGACGAACTGCTGGCGCAGATCGCGGCTATGGAGGCGGCGACGGCTGAATGCGAAGAAGTGACCGAGGCCGCGCACGCGGTGACCGACACTGTGGGGTACACGATTTTCAGCGGGCTGGATGAGCGCCAGGGCAATATTGCCGGGACGGGCAATTGGTCGAGCATCAATAACAAGTATCTGCACAGGCTGATTAAGGTCAAGCCGACTGACACGCTTTCTATAACGGCCAACAGTTTGAAAACGGCGTATTATGCGCTGCTTACCAGCGATTCAGCGCCGGTGAACGGGCAGCCCGCTCCGCTCTGTGAGGGGACTTCGGCCGGTACTGTGAACGTCGGAACCACGAAGGCCATCACCATTCCGGAGGACGCGCAGTTCCTGCTGGTTATGAGCCTGCGGAACAATGAGCAGGTTACGCCCGCGGCGATTACGCTCAACGGTGTGAATACCTGCATAAGCATTGCGGAGAATTTCAAGAGCGACACCGCGCAGATCGTGACCAATACGACGGATATTGCGGCGCTGGATGCGCGCGTGACTGCGCTGGAGACGCCGGGCGTGAATTGGTGCGCGCTGGGCGACAGCATAACCGAGGGCGTGTACAGCGTGAAAGAGTGGACTGAGGATGACGGCGGCAAGTGGATAGGCGTTGCGCACACGAACAAGGTTGACACGTGGGCGTACAGGCTGGCGCGCGCCAAGGGCTGGACGCTGACCAATTTGGGCGTGGGCGGCACTGGATTCATCGACCCGGTGAACAATCCTGAGCCGCCGGATAACAAAGAGTATAAGGGATATCAGGTAGCGCGGGAGACCGATTTTAGCTCGTACAACTTGATAACCGTGGCGTATGGCGTCAATGATTACAACGCTGTGACGTGGAATTTGGGCCATTTGGACACTGAAACTGACTGGACTACCGCGACTCCGGGCGACATATTCGGCGCGATACAGGCGACAATTGAGGGCATTATGCTTACGGCAGGAGCGGCTAAGATCATATTCCTTACGCCGCTTAATGAGCGCGGGTACAAAAGCAACGGCCAGGATTCGCGCGGCACTTACGCGGATAATTACGCGCTGGGGTTTGAGGTGAACCATCGAACGCTCAAAGACGTGCGGGACGCCATTATAACGTGTTGCGAATACTACGGTATCGAGTACATCGATATGAGCTATACGAGCGTTATTAACCGGCTCACTTTGAAGGCGGATGTTGACAGCCTGGCGCCGGACGGCGTGCATCCTTCGCTGGCGGCGCATGCCGAACTGGCGCGGGAGATCGGCGCTAAGATAAGTTTCGGCGCGTAAAAGTGGGGGGCGGTAGATTTGGACAGGCTTTCAGTTGAGAATGTGCTTTTGCCGGAGCTGCGCGCGGCTATTGAGCGCAAGGATGGCTATATCATGGGTGCGCGGGGACAGAACCCGCGCACCGGGTATTTGGATTTGGATGAGACCAAGTGCAAGAGCGCGTGGGAGGTCAGCGGATGGTATTACACGCAGTATCTTGAAGCGCCTTACACGGCTGAGCAGTATCACCAGGCGCTTTACTGGCGGGAACATGCTACGCGCGTTTGGGATTGCAACGGTTTGGCCGAGGGGATTTACGAGCTTCACACGGGCGTTAATATCGATTCTAAGGCGCGTTTTAATTACAGCGAATGGTGCAATCCGCGCGGGGCGAACATGAGCGAGCTGCCGCGCGTTGCGGGCGTCGCTGTGTTCATGCATTCGGCTAAGAAGGGTTATATAACACATGTTGGCTATTTGCTTGAGCCTGTTGTGGCCGGCAAACCCGAAGGCGACTGGTGGGTGTGCGAGGCCCGCGGCGTGATGTATGGCGTGGTTAAGACCAAGCTTTCACAGCGCGGATGGAACAGATGGGGCGTTATGTCGCGGTATTACGATTATGGCGACGCGCTGACCGGGGGCGACGATGCGCAGCCTTACGGCACGCGACTGCTTAAGCGCGGGTGTTCCGGCGGCGACGTTAAGGCGCTGCAGGAGACGCTTATTTCACTGGGCTACGATTGCGGCAAGTGGGGCGCCGATGGTGATTTCGGCAGCGCTACGCGGGCGGCGGTGATTGCCTTCCAGCAGGATCGCAAGCTGGCCGCGGATGGTATCGTGGGCGATCTGACAAAGGCCGCGCTGCTGGCTTCGACCCAGGAGGCGCCGGATGAGCCGGAGTACCAGCTCGTTATTAAAGGGTCTAAGCCGGAGATGGCGGCCATACAGGAACTTTATGGCGGCGTTTTGAGCGAGGTGAGCGCGTGATGGATTGGATTGTACAACACCTGCTGGAGCTGCTGCTGAGCCTGATTTCGGCGGGCGTTATTGCTGGTTTTAAGGTGATTGCCGGGCGGCTTAAGAAGCTGCGCGCGGATGACGTGGCGCAGCGGGACGGGCTGCAGGCGCTTTTGCGGGATGGCATAATTACGCGGTATGACAAGTATGTCGGGCGCGGGTATATACTGGTTCGGGAGCTGGAGAATGTCGAGGCCATGTATAACGCTTATCATGCGCTCGGCGGGAATGGAACGCTCACGCGGCTTATGGAAGAGCTGAAAGAGCTGCCGCACGCTAAGGCGGCGGATGGCGATGAACAGTGATGTTATGCTTAAAATGGTGCTGCTGGTGCTGATTGCTTTGGCGCTGGTGGGTGCTATGTGTACGGGAGGCGATTGATTGTGAGTTGGTGGAAGGCTGCCGGGATTCGGGCGCTTAAGACTGTGGCGCAGACGGCTGTGGCTACTATTGGGACGGCGGCGGTGCTGTCGGAAGTGAATTGGGTGGCGGTGGTTTCGGCTTCGATTTTGGCCGGGGTGCTGTCGCTGCTTACCTCTGTGGCTGGGTTGCCGGAAGTGAAGGAATAAAAAAAGGGGGGCGGGGCCTTTGTGGCTCCGCCCTTTGTTCGGGTTCAGATGTAAAATATGTGCTTTTCACCATCGGGCAGTACGAAAATCGCGCAGTCGTTTGAGAAAATGTAAGCCGTATCGCCGGGCTGTTCGATTATGAAGCAGAGGGATTTGTTCTTTTCAAAATCGGGATGGTCGCAAAGCTCGAGCGGCACGATGCCGAGGGAGCCGGAGTCGACTATGACCGTTCTGTACGCGCCGTCGTCGCAGGCGGTGAATGCGAACGCGCTGCCATTCAGCTTGTATTCACCGGACTTGTACTCATTCGGCGAGCAGGTGGCGCGGAAGGTTTCCGGCGCAAGGGTGTAGGCGGGGTCGCAGATGGCGAAGCCCTTTTCTGAGTGGATGGTTCCTGTCAGCATGTTTTTTGCCTCCATGTCTGATTTTATCAGCTGCTTGATGTAGCCTTGTATCGAGGGCTGCTGTTCAAGATGTGCGATCAGCGCAGCGTCGGTGTGGATGTTCAGCGACAGCGCTATGCGCCGGGTGTGCTGTTTATTCCACGCCGTAGCGCGTTGAGCATCCAGCGCGCGGGTTTCCGGGGAGAGGTTGCGGGGCATTAGTCATCCTCCTCCTCGTACTCGGTGTAAACGGAAGTGGCGGCTTTGGCGTCGGCGCTCAGATACTGTTCCTGACCATCGTACTGGAAGTGCAGCTGCTCAGCAGCGATACCATGCGCGGCGGCCAGCTCAATGATGGCGTCTTTCAGAGCGAAGTAGCCGAAATCCTCCTCGGTGCCTTCGGGCCAAATGCACTCGGCGTACAGGGTATCATCATCGAACGTGTGGAGGATGTTGACGTCTTTGTCGAAGTGACGGGCGGGGGCGGCTTCAAACTGCAAGTCGTAAGTTTTCATCGGTGTATCTCCTTTTCTTTGTCGGTGTGGTTTGCTTTGCTCTGGGAATATTATAACGCATAGTGTGCACTATGTCAATTAAGGGAATGTTAAAAGCCGCCCGGGGTAGGGCGGCGTGTCAAACGTCGGGGTTTTTGCGTCATGAGTGCGTTATGCGTTGGGGATAAAGAGGCGGGAAACGTTGCGGGGACTATGTTGGCGGGGGGAGTAGGGTTAATATGTTCTTAGCGCTCGCCAATTCTGCCATGTACCGCAGGCGCAAAAGGTGTTGATTTTTCAATGCTTTTTGCGCCTTTTCTGGTTTGGGGATATACGTGGCGATACATGCTTGTGCGTCACGGATGCGTCACAGCGCACTTATTGCGGCGGCGGCCTGAGCGTCTTGCGCGGCGATTGGATGCGCATAGGTGCGCAGCGTGATAGCGATGTCCGAGTGTCCGACGCGGCGCGCTACCTCGGTGACCGGGACGCCGAGATCGAGCAGCCATGTTATATGCGCGTGGCGCAGCTGGTGGAAGGTGCACACGCCGCGCAGACTTTGGGTTATGCTGCCCTCAGTGAGGAGCTTGCCGGTTTCACGGGTGCACACGTATTCGGTGGCGTGATAGTCAGCGCCATAGCGCAGGCGGTTCAGACGCTGTTCGTGCTGGTGCGCTTTCAGCACTTCGATAAGCGGCGCGGGCATTTGGAAAGATCGCGACGCGCCGTTTTTCGGACAATCCTTTTCGACTTGCGCGCGGGGTTCTTCGCTTAAATAGCGGGTGTGGTCGTTGAGCTGTTCGCCCGCGGTGACTTCCTGACGCACGGTGCGCACGGTCAGCGTGTTGGTGTCGAAATCTATGTCAGACCATTTCAAGCCCATGCACTCGCCCTTGCGCAGGCCGCCATACAGCGCCAGGCACGCGGGGATGTATTCGGGCTTGCCTTTGAGCGCGGCCACGCCTGCGCGGATGGCGTCAAGGTCGAGCGTGGGCTTTTCGCGCTTCGGCGCGGGCGGGAGCTGCGCGCGGTCGCATGGGTTCGTCTTTATGAGTTCATCGCGCACGGCGCCGTTGAACATGATGCTTAGTATTTGCATGTAGTCTTTGATGGATTTGTGCGCCAGCGCGCGGCGTGTCAAGCCGTTGCCTTCACGTGACAGCGTGACGGCGTACAGCTCCACGTCGGACGGGCGGATGCTTTGCAGCTGGCGGGCCTTGAAAAAGTCAGAGGCCAGCGCGATCCCGCGCCGGTAAAGCTTGCGCGACTTCACTTCCAGCAGCGGCTCGTGCGCTTTTAGCCACTGGTCGGCGTATGCCGTGAAGCTGATGGCCGCGTCTATGCGCGTTACGTCGCCTGTTTCCACCTGCGTGCGGTACTGCTTCGCGGCCGCGGCTGTGGTGAATGTTTTACTGCGCGTGTGGCGTTTGCCGTCGTTGGTGTATTCATCCCATCGGACGCGCCATTTTTGCGCGCCTACTTTTGTGACCGTTGCCATTCTATATAAACCTCCATTCAAATGTTTCCCGACGTTTGACGGAGGGCTTTTATTTTCTACGAGTTTCCGGGGATAGCTACTAAGATTCTACTATAGTGCGTCAGATCACGCGCAGCCGGGGGACGGGTTCAGGCTCGTAAATCAGCCGCGCGGCGGTGCGGTAGTACGTCAGGGCACCGGCCACGAAGGCCGGCGTAACGCCCAGGTGGTCGGCGAGCGCTTCGACGTTCAGCGCGTCGCCCTCATAGAAGGCCTCTGCGGCCTCTGTGAGCGTTTCCGTTGGTAGGTAGTATTCGTATGCCCACGCCCACGCTGAAAGCTCTGAGGCGTCGTCTGAGCGCTTCCAGCGGGCGTTGTGGGTCTCGATGTGCCCGCGTTCATGCAGCAGCAGGGTGAGCTTTTCAGCTTCCAACAGGCGGCGATTTATAAAGATGGTAATCCGGCCGCACTTCCAAACCGAGCGCGCCGGTTCGCCTTCCAAGCGCGGGTCACTGGGCGCGGTGTATTGCACATCCATGCCGCGGTCATAAGCCGCCTGTTCTTCGACTTCAAGCCGGGTTAAAGTCGTTATCATCTTCGGATGTGTGGAAGCGCGAAACGCCGTCAACGTCGTGGGCGGCTGCCGTGTCCAGATAGTCGAATTCTATGTCGTCGTATTCGTCGAGGATGTTCGGGCCCGCGGGCGGGGGCACCGGGTCGCCTTTCGGCTTGAGCGGCGCAGCATGGGCGGCGGCTTCGGCCTCCGCATCCTGATCGAGCGCGTGGCCAAGCTGGCGCAGCAGGTCGAGCACGCCGCGCTTGCTTTCGTCGGACAGCCGGGCGAAAGTCTCAAACATACGCAATTCGATTTCATCCGGGTGGTACTGTTCGATGAACGCCTGTAGGTCGTCGGTGGGCGCATCCATTTCGCCGTCGCCGGTGCGCAGCCATTCCTCTGAGATGTGAAGCGCCGCGCAGATGTCGCGGATGGTGCGCGGGCCGGGGGCGTATGTGCCGGATATATAGCTGGATATATTCGACGGCGTCACGTCGATTCGGCTTGCGAGTTCTTTCTGCTTTACTCCGCGCTTTTTGAGCGCAAAGCGTAGCCGTTCGCCTAAGTCCATTGTATCAACCTCCTTTGTTTTGCTGTACCTATTATAGCGCAGTCCGGGCGATTCGTCAATCTTAGAAGTTCGGAAGCCAAACATTTAACACTCGAAATGTTCGGAAACCTATTGACTAATTCGGCTGCCAATGCTATAATTTAGATGCCGGCTGAGAGAGAGCCACAGACAGACGACTGAATGGAGGGTCAGAAAATGAAGCAGGTTTGGAAAGTCACTAACATGGTAAACGGGTTCAAAGTGGTCATTATGGTGCGCGGCACTGAGACAGAGCTGCAGGACTACATAAAGAGCGAACTGCCTAACGCGGTCAAGTACGTCGGAGCGCTGGACGCGGAAGTCAAGGCCGCCGAGCTGCTGGGAATGCCGATATACATGGCCTGAGAGAAAACGACCGGGGGCGGCAAGCCCGCCCCCACCTGCTGAATGGAGGGTTCACGATGCAATACGATGAAGAGATGGTAATCACCAAACGGTACGACGACGATCACAGCTTCGGCCACGTGATAACGCTGCTGTTTAAGGCGGGCGGGCAGGCGCTGTTCGACTTCGCGATGCTGCCCGCGACGCCTTACGACAGCAGCGACCCGGAGGGCAGCACTAAGCGGTTTGGCGAAGAGCGAGCGCTCTGTGAGCAGTGGAAGACGCGCGTTGCGGAAGCGCTGGAGCGCATGACTGGGATCAAGGGCTGGACAATCGCGCACGGTTTCGGCGCGGAGTTTCAGGCCACACACACAGACTTCAAGGGGGCGACGGTATGACACTTCGAGAAAAGCTGGAGCAGCTGAAAGCCAGCGAGGACAGGAACACGGCCATAATGGAAGCTTTCAGAGAGGGCTGCAAGGCCGGGATAGCTTGCACGATAACGGCGGCAGGAATGGACAGCGGCTGCGTGCTCGATGAGGGCGCGGATATGAGGATCGCCGGGCGTGCGGTTGACGCCATAGCCTGCGGCGACGCGCTGGACGCACTGGAAACGCCGAACAAGTAACCAACTCCGCGCCGGATTTCTTCCCGACGTTTGACGGCGCGGGCTTTACGGCCAGACGGTGCCGGCCGGGCTGACATACCCGGCCGGGGCGGTTCAACTCCGCCCGGGCTGTTTCATCCGAAAGGAGGGGTGCAGATGATGCAGATAAAAGACCCGCTAAAGCGCCAGTTCGCTGCGGCCGTGCATCACATAAGGAACATGCCGAACAAGGCCGAACGCGAGCGCCTGATGGTATTCATCAGCGGCGTGACAGCCGGAGCGAGCATGCACGACGACGCGACCAAGCGCAGCCAGGGAGAGAGAAAGGAGGCTTAAGAATGGGGGACATCACACTGAGCGACATCGCGGGGCTGTTTGAGCGCATGGCCGCGATGGAAGCGCGCCAGCGGCTTGACACGAAGTGCCTGACGCTCGATGAGGTCAGCGCTGAGCTGGAAGTCGACCGGCGCACGGTTACCGAGTGGCTGCGCTCCGGGCAGCTGAAAGGCTGGCGAATAAGCGAAAACGGCCACGCCGGACAATGGCGCATTCTGCGCAGCGAGCTGCGGCAGTTCATTGCAGACAGGCAGCTGCTGGCGCGTGAGGCATAGAAAAAGGCGCGGGGAGAGAGACCCGCGCCAGTGAATGGAGGCCATTCAATGATGAACGACATCAACTATGATTATACCACAGAAAGTGAGCCCTCGTCAAGCGAGTTACTCGAAAAAACGTGGCTGAATCAGCTGGACATAACCGAGCTGCTGCTGAGGGCGATAAGAACCGCGCGTGAAACGCCGGGTTTGACGCTGACCAAGAAAGAGTGCGACCGGCTCTGGGACATGGTGGACGTGCTGGCGGGGCGCACGAAGCAGCTGGCTGAGCTGCTGAACGAGAAAAGGGGGCGCGAGTATGGCAAGCCTGTATGAGCTTAACGCCGAATGGGGCGCACTGGTTGAGGCCTACGCGCTGGCTGAGACGCCGGAAGAACAGCAGGCCGCGCTTGAGGCGCTGGCCGATGCGCAGGGCGACTTCGAGGACAAGGCGGAAGCCTACGCAAGAGTGCGGCAGAACGCGCTGGCCGACGCGGAGGCGTACAGAGCCGAGGCCGACCGTCTGACCGGGCTGGCCCGCAAGGCGGAAGCGCTGGCCGACAGACTGCGCGGCGCGCTGCTTCTTAGCTGCAAAGAGCGCCAGATGGTCAAGGGCGACAAGGTCAAGACGTCAATAGGTGTTTGGACACTGCGCGAAAATCCATGGAGCGTCAAAGTGCTGGATGAGCACAAGATCGCGCCGGAGTTCATGAAGCAGCCCGCGCCGGTGGTGGATAAGGGCGCGATACTGGCGCGCTTCAAGGACACCGGGGAAGTGCCTGAGGGCGTCGACGTGGTGCGCGATATGCGCATCGATTTCAAGTGAAAGGAGCGATGACTTATCGGCATTCCGGTTTTGATACTCGGCGAGAGCGGCACGGGAAAAAGCTGCTCGATGCGCAGATGCACGCCGGACAGGTTCGGAGTTATCAATGTGAGCGGGAAGCCGCTGCCGTTCCGAACAGCGCTGCGCACGTACAATACGGATGATTACACCGCAGTCATGGGCGCACTGATAAAAAGCAAAGCGCCGTCGGTGGTAATCGACGACAGCCAGTATTTGATGGTAAACACGCTTATGCGGCGCATGAGCGAGAAGAGTTACGACAAATTCACTGACATCGCTAAAGCCCATTGGGGGCTGGTGCAGTGCGTGATTCAGCAGTTGCCGCCTGAGCGCATAGTTTACTTCATGAGCCACATTGAGCGCGATCAGCAGGGCAACGAAAAGGCCAAGACGGTCGGACGGATGATAGACCAATACATCACGTTGGAAGGGCTTTTCACGATAGTGCTTAAAACGCATGTGAGCGATGGCCGATACACTTTCATCACGCAGAACAGCGGGTTTGACACGGTGAAAACACCGATGGAGATGTTCAGCGAAATCGAGATAGACAACGACCTGCTTATGGTCGATGACACGATCAGAGAGTATTACGGACTGAATGAAGGGAGATCAGAACAATGAAGCTGCCGAGCGATTACAACAAAGCCCAGGCCTACAAAGGGCCGTCGAACTACCTGCCCGCGGGCAATTACGTTTGCGCGATTACTACCGCGCGAGTTGAACAGACGCGCAGCACCGGCGCCGACATGCTGGTTATCGAGCTGGACGTGGCCGAGGGCGAGCGCCGCGGTTTCTTCACGCAGCAGTCTAAGAGCTTCGGCACGTGGCCGAACGCGGGCGTTATGCGCCTGGTGGTGACCGTAAAAGACCGTCAGAGCGGCCAGATGGTAACTAACCCGATGTTCAAAGGGTTCATTGAGGCGGTGGAAGCGAGCAACCGCGGCTACAGTTTCACGCAGGCCGGTGCGGATGAGCACACGCTGGTGCTCAAGCGCGTGGGTGTGCGATTCAGGGAGGAAGAGAGCGAGTATAACGGCAAGGTTCGCACGCGCGTGGTGCCGTGGTACGCGGTGCCCGTGGACACGCTGCCTAACCTGGACATACCGGAACTTAAGAAGCTCAAGAAGGACAGCGCAGCCAGCGAGCCGGTAGCGGCATATGTGGCCGGGATGACTTCGGCGAACGGTTTCACGCAGGTGGACAACGACGGCCTGCCGTTCTAAAGGGGGCGGGGGTCATGGATGAGCTTAAGCGCTGCCCGTTCTGCGGCGGCCGCGCGTCGATGTTCTACAGAGAAGGACGGCACGGGCTGTTCGGTTACGTGCAATGTGAGGAATGCGAGGCAAAGACGCGCACAAAGACGGTTTATGGCGAGCCTGACAATCCACAGTTCTGGGAGCAGGCGCCGTACTACGAGCTGGCGACCATCTGGAACAAGCGGGTGGTGGCGAATGCCTAACAGGATAATCAAAGAGAGCATACACACGTCGGAAAGATTGAACCAGCTTACAGACTTCCAATTCAGGCTCTGGGTGAACCTGATAACATACGTTGACGATTACGGGCGCGGCGATGCACGGCCGCAGGTAATCAAAGGCACATGCTTCCCACTCAGGGAACGACTTACAAACCGCGAGATAGAAGCCGCTCTTACAGCACTGGCGGGTACTGGCTGCGTCAGCCTCTACACAGTAGACGGAAGGCCCTACCTTTACTTCCCCCGCTGGGAGTCGCATCAATCCGTGAGAAACAAAAAGTCAAAGTTCCCGGCGCCGAAAGCGGCTGACAGCAACCTGCAGCAAATTGAAAGCAATTGCAATCAATTGCATGCAAATGTTCCCGTAATCCAATCCAATCCAATCCAATCCGAATCCGAATCCGAATCCAATCCGAATCCGAATTACAGCGCTGAGCCCTCGGCGGGCTCCGCGCCGGAAGCCGGCTGCGGCATCGCAATAACGCTAAACACCGGGGAGAGGTACGAGCCCACGGAAAGCAAGGTCGAGCAGTGGGCGCAGCTGTACCCGGCTGTGGATGTGCGGCAGCAGCTGCGGAACATGAGCGGATGGTGCGACGCTAACCGCGCTAAGCGCAAGACGCGGGGCGGGGTGGAGCGATTCATCGCGGGATGGCTTTCGCGCGAACAGGACAGAGGCGCGCGGCCTAAGAGCGGCGGCGAAAAGCCGCAGAACCAGGCGCTGGAGTACACACAGCGCAGCTATACGCCGGAACAGCTGCAAGGGGTGTACATGGACATTATGAGCGACGAAAACGGCGGGGGCGGTTGACGCCCTCCGCCGGGTGGACGGGGGTGAATGGATGAACAGAGATATGTCGCTGATATTTTTCGGCGACCCGGTGGGCAAGGCCCGCCCGCGCTTCACACGCGGCGGGCACTGCTACACGCCCGCAGCCACGGCGCAGTATGAGCGCCAGCTGCGCGCCGAATGGCGGGCCGCTAACCCGGGCGAGCCGCTGCAGGGCGCTGTGGCGGTGGCGATCCACGCGTACTATGCGATTCCGGAAAGCGCCACGGTGCGCAATCGGGAGCGCATGATGTACGGGGAACTGGCGCCGTTGAAAAAGCCTGACCTGGACAACATAGTCAAGATAGTGCTGGACGCGCTGAACGGCGTCGCATTCGCCGATGACAAACAGGTAATCAGCATAAGCGCAGGAAAGCATTACAGCGCAGACCCGCGCGTGGAGGTGTACGTTACGGAGGTCGATTTAAGCGATGTACGACAGCCGTAAAGTACAGCGTCAGCGGCTCGCTGAGCTGATAGAGCGCAGCGGTATGAGCCTGCAGGAGATTTCAAGAGCTTCAAACGTGAAAACGCTCACGCTGCGCAACTGGTTGAATCACGGAATCAGCGGCGGCGGGGTACGTCAGATTGACGCAATGCGGCGCGTTTCGCGCGTGCTGGGAACAACGGTCAGCTGGCTGTTGGATGTTTAGGAGGATTGTGTATGAGCTTTATTGAGGGGATGGAGTTTGGCATCACGCTGTTCGCGGCGCTGCTCACGGTGGTGGCGCTCGCGGGGCTGACGCTGTGCGTGGCCTATGCGGTTATGAAACTGGTTAAGGCGCTGCGCAAGGACGCGCCGGAAGCTTACGACGATGATTCGCGTTACCATGTTTAAGCAGCCCACCGACGGGCTGGGCTTCACCGTGGAAGACTGGAGCACCATCTGCGCGCTTATCAAGCGCGAGCGGCAGCGGGACGGCCCGAACAGCACCGGGGTATATGCCCGGTATCTGGAGGGGCTGCTGGTTAAATGCGAAGCCTTCAAGCGCGACGCGCTGCTGGCCACGCGGGAGCAGCTCGAGCGGCGTGAGAGGGCGCTGCGGGCTGAGCTGGAAGAGATACACGCACGACTGGATGGAGGGAAAAACGATGCAGACGATACAGGCAATGACGACGGCTGAGAAGTTCGTACAGCCTATTCTGGAGATGAACGAGTTGAACCGGCTGCGGGTCGAGTGCGCAAAGCTGCGCGCCGAGAATGACCAATTGCGCGCGGAGCTGGAAGAGGCGAAGGCCGGCCGGGACAAGACCGAAGCGTGGTGGTCGAAGCTTTTCTTCGATGAGTGCGACGAAAAGGGCGACGCGATGCAGGAAGTGGAGCGGTTGAGCTGGGCTGTTGATGATTTGGAGGCGCGCAACAGGCAGCTTATGAGTGACATGATGCGGCTGCGCATGATGGGGTGGGTGTAATGCTCAAGTGGCACAAAACCGAGAGGAAGGCGCTGGCCAAGGGCTATTCCGTGACCGTGTACAAACCGCCAGAGCCTGCGCCGCCTGTGGTGATTGAGCTGCGCCGGTACAAGTCAGGGTCGTTTAGCGTCGAGGAGTACGCGGTTATATTCAACGGCAAGCAGCACGGCGAGATTTGGCGCACGCTCGTACAGGCTAAGAAGTGCGCGGAGGCGCTGATTAAGGAGAGAGCATGACAGGAGCGGAAGCGGCAGAGGAAAAGCGCCGCGAAAAAGCGCGGAACCTGCGCTACAAGAAGCCCATACTTAAAGAGCTGAACTGGGAGACGATAACATCGGAGCTGTACGACATGCAAGAAGCGTGCAGTGAAGCGGCGTACTACATCGAGAGCGACGATAAGGATATGCTGTATAGTGCTCTGGATGGCAACGAGGATGACGTCGAAGAATTCAAGATGCAGTTTACGACACTTGAAAACGAGCTGGAAATGCTGACGAGCGATTTGAACGGCGGCGAGTACTATCTGCCGCTGGAAGATGACTTCAACGACTTTTTTGCGGCGATAGGCTCCTCCAGCGAAGCGGGGTTCGATGTATACGGCTATGATTCCTTCGAAGGCGATTACTTTGGACTTGGCACCTATGAGAGCGAGTACGCAGTGCGTGAAGCGACGGAACGGCTAAAGCGCCTGACCAAGGCAGACCTTATAGAGCGCGCACAGCTCTGTTTCAAGATCGCTTTTAACTACATCGCGCTGCGCGTCAGGTACAACGATCTGGAAGCCGCGCTTGACATACTTCGAGCGGAGAATCACGGCATAACGGCGACCATCAAAGAGATCGAGAAGGCATACGAGAGAGCAGAAGCGGAAAAGTTCGACGGCTGGAGCAAACCGACGCGGGACTTTGAACAACTGATAAGGCAGCTACCAGATAGAGTGTGGATTGAATAGGGGGGAGACAATGACAGCTAAGAGTTTGAGCGCGTGGCTGGTGCTGGCGCTGATGCTGATTGCCGCGATAGTGTGCGGCGTGCTGGCCTCGGGCGGCAGCGCCTGGGCGTTGATAGTGCTGTACTGGGCGGTGCTGACCGTCAAGAACATGGCTGACCTGTGGAGCCTGAGAAAGGGACGTACAAAATGACCGGGAACGAATACCAACGTTTAGCCGGGCGCACTATGAACCCGGCGTTGGACGGCGAGAGCACCACGCGCCACGCACTGTATGGTTTGGCGTCGGAAGTGGGCGAGGTTATGAGCATTTTTCAGCACGCGCTGCAGGAAGGCGAGCCGATAAGCCTGCCGCTGGTGATCGATGAGATGGGCGACGTGTTCTGGTTCGCCAGCGAGCTGCTGACGTCGCTGGACATCCCGCTGGACTTCGTGATGCAGCGCAACATTGACAAACTGTTGCAACGATACCCGGAGGGGTTCGACGCTGGGCGCAGTATGCGCAGGCATGAAGGCGATAACGATGTTTGAGGACATCGAGCGCGTGTGCGCGCGCTGCGGCGTGACGTTTTATCTGCGGTGCGGCGCGCGCGGGTGGACATACAAGCTGCTTATTGACGGGCGACAGCGGTACTACTGTTCGCACGCCTGTATGCGCGAAGCGCAGCGGCAGCTTGAGACGGTGCGGCGCGAAAGGCCGTACAAATTCGGAAAGAGAGAGAAAAGCCATGAAGGAAGTGGAGGGCGGTCTGTATGAGTTCTGCGCGGCTGAGACCAATGCACTTATTTGGGTGTATGTGCTGCTGCAAAATCTCACACAGCCGGAAAATGACGAGGCCATAAAGCGCCTGGCAAAGCGGGCCGGCGTCGCACGGGAGTGGGGCGCGGCGAAAGCATTCACGAAAAAGGCGCTGGATGAGTGCTCGAAACTTATGTGCCCAGAACAGGCGAGGAAGTTCCTGCGGGTGCTGAAAATCCGCTCGGTGTTGCTGGTGAATAAAAACCCAGCGCTGCATCAGGTGGGCGGAATGCGCGAGATACACGACAGCGATCTGGACAAGCTGCTGGACTGGGCGCGGATGTGGTTCGCGTGCGATATGTGCATGAAGGATGACAAGGCCGCGCACAAGTGCGAGCTGCGCAAGCTGCTGGTGGGCACTATGCCGCCCGTGGAGCACGGCGACGTGTGCTGCGAATACGGGGTGAAGACACGATGAGACGTTGCGGGCGTTGTGGTAACGAACTTTTTGGCGGCGCGACGTTTGATCTGGTGCACTGGGCTTATAGACAGTTTCCGGGCAAAGAAGGCGGGAAGGGGCTGTATTTTTGCAGCTGGCACTGTCTGCAGGCGTGGCGGGCCGAGGAAATAAGAAAGAAAGCCGAAAAGAGTCGCGAACGGAGGGAATTGATGATGAGTTACGGAACGACGGAAGAAAAGCGCGTGAAAGTGCGCGAGCTGCTTAAGCAAGGCAAGACAATCGACGAGATAAAGCGCGAAGTGCATTGCGGCTATGCACTGGTAAAAGAGGTGGCCGACGAGCTGAGCGCCGAACAGCAGGCCGGGGAATCGGCTGAGCCGGAAGAGCTGGCGCTGGAAAAAAGCCCGGGGGGTGTTTCTGCGGAGACGGCGCCGGAAAGCGCGCAGGAAGCCGCACCGATGCTCGGACATTCCACGGTAACCGCGCGGCATTTGACGGAGTACGAAAGCGACTGGCTGACGGTGAGCGTGTGCGACGCAGAACAGTACGCGGTGCTGCAGATAGACCCGACACTGCTGGACGATGAAACGCGCGGCTGTGAGCTGCATATAGACAAGCGCAGGCTGCTGCAGATCGCGCTCGACTTGAAAGAGATAGCGGAGGGCGTATGTGGTACTATTTGACGCGCTGCCCGGGGCGGGAGCCTCAGTCGTTCCCGCCCGTGCGGGTGAAGGCCGCTAAGGCGCACGCTAACGCTGTTACAGACCCGCGCAGCGGCGCTACGGTGTACGGATGGATAGAAGTAGAGGAACCGCTGGACGCGGCCATAGTGGCCGAATATGGCCTTATTGAGGGCGGCGATGAGCGCCGTGATTAAATGTGTGGGGGCGATGCAGTGTGACCGCTAAGGAATTTCTAACCGGCATACAGCACGACAGGCGACGCGCCGCGGCTGTCAAAGAGCGCATAAGCCGTCTGGAATCGGCTGCGCAGAGCGTTACCGCACGCTACGGCAACGGCGGCGGCGGAGGCGCACACAGCGACGGCGGCGCGATAGAACGCGCAGTTATACGTATCGTGGAAGAGCGCGAGCGGCTGGGCGTGGTGCTGGAGCGGATGCACACGGCGCGCGCGGAGGCTGTGCGGCTGATCGAGCGTTTGCCCGCGGAGCAGCTCAAGGATGTGCTCGAGCGGCGGTATCTCGACGGCAAGAGCTGGGCGCGGATCGCGCGGGAGATGCGGTACAGCAAGCGCCAGGTTTACCGGCTGCATGACAGAGCACTGCAGGAACTTGAGGCCATTTTTCAAGATGGCACATAATGTCACTTTTTTCGCGCTATAATGGTATCATCGAAAGAGGCGGAGCCGTGAGGCTTGCGCCTCTTTAACATGCATGGAAAGGGGCTGGCGGCTATTGACTGGAATGCGATACGCGCCGAGTACATCGCGGGCGGCATCGGTCAACGAGCGCTGGCCGCGAAACATGGCGCGACTTACAGCGCTGTAAAGCGCAAGGCGCTGCTGGAACACTGGGGCGAACTGCGGAAAGCTGCTGCGCAAAAGGCCGGCCAAAAGGTGGCCGAAAAAACGGCTGCCGTGGCGGCTGATAATGCTTCCAAGCTGGAAAAAGCCCGGGGGCTACTTATTGACCGGGCGCTGGACGCGATAGAAGCTATCGGGCGGCCTGTTCGGGTGCAGACTATGAGCGACCTGAAAGCGCTGGTTGAGATTGTGGAAAAGCTCGCGGCGGTTTCTGGCGGCAGCGATGAGGCGCTCAAGCGGCTGGATGTTCTGATTGGAAAGATTGACGATGCAGCTAAGCAGTAAGCAAAAAGCGTTCTGGCTGGGCGCGGTGCATCGGTGGAACGTGAAGGCGGGGGCTACTCGCTCCGGCAAGACGTGGCTGGACTATTACAACATTCCGCGGCGCATTCGGCAGTGCGTGGGGCGCGATGGGCTGATAGTGATGCTGGGCAATACACGCGGGACATTGCAGCGCAATGTCATTGAACCGATGCAGGCGATATACGGTGCGGATTTGGTCAGCTCGATACGCTCGGACAACACGGCGGCGATGTTTGGCGCGCGGGTGCACTGTTTGGGCGCGGACAACAAGAAGCACGTCGACCGGCTGCGCGGTACTTCGATTCAGTACTGTTACGGCGACGAGGTCGTCACGTGGGCGCAGGACGTGTTCGAGATGCTCAAGAGCCGGCTCGACAAGCCTTACAGCTGCTTCGACGGCACGTGCAATCCGGGTGGCCCGGAGCACTGGTTCAAGCGGTTTCTGGAGAGCGACGCGGACGTCTTTCAGCAGGTTTACACCATCGATGACAACCCGTTTCTGGATGAGACCGTCAAGGCGGAGCTGAAGCGCGAGTATGCCGGAACGGTGTACTATGACCGCTACATTCTCGGGCGTTGGGTGGCTGCGGAAGGCGCTATATATCGGCCTTTTACAGACGATCAAGCGCGCTTTATTGGAGAGCCTGAGCCGGGCGAGATTCGGTACTGTTGGATGGGCATCGACTTCGGCGGCAACGGTTCGGCGCACGCGTTCAGCCTGTTGGGCACCGATGCGCGTTTCAAGCGGCTGTATGTGCTGGATGAGTACTATCGCAAGGAAGTAATCACGCCGGACGCGCTGGAGCGGGATTTCATCAACTTCACGCGCAGCGCGATGGACAGATACAGGCTCGACGGGATTTACGCCGACAGCGCTGAGCAGGTGCTGATTCGCGGGCTGAATCAGGCGGCGCTCAAGGCTGGGCTGCGGGTCGAGGTGCGTAACGCGCGCAAAGGCCCGATAAACGACCGCATCAGGTTCGTGCTGCGCATGATGGGCGCGGAGCGTTTCAGCGTTTCGCCGCGCTGCCAGCACACGATTGACGCGCTCCGGGGCGCGCGCTGGGACGGCAAGCATCCGACCGAGGACGTGCGGCTGGACGACGGCACGCTGAATGTCGACAGCCTCGACGCGATGGAGTACGCGATCGAGCGCGTTATGAGCGAATTCATACAGGGAGGGCGATGAGATGCCCGACATAAACAAGCATATCATCGAGTATTTGGCGGGGCTGGGTACGCCGGTGCTCGATGCGGAATATCGCGCCAACCTGGACATGTGGCGGGCGTGGTATCGCGGCAAGGTGGACAGCTTCCACCAGTACACGGTATTCAATGGGATTCGCACGATAAAGTGCGAGCGGGCCTCTTTGCAGATGGCTAAGACCGTGTGCGAGGACTGGGCAAACCTGCTGCTGAATGAAAGAGTTCAGATTTCGGTGGACGATGAGCGGCAGCAGCAGACACTCGATGCGTTGCTGGACGTCAACGAGTTTTGGAAAGAGGGCAACAGCGCAGTCGAGCGCGCGTTTGCGCTGGGCACCGCGGCTTTCAGCGAATATCTCGACGGCGACGGCGTGCCGAAGGTGGATTACCACAGCGCGGCGCAGATTTGGCCGCTCAAGTATTCCGGCGCGGATGTGAGCGAGTGCGCTTTCAGCTCTGTGATTGGGACGCGCGAGGATAAGCGCGTGTTTCTGCGCATATACAGGCTGCAGGGCGGCGCGTATGTGCTGGAGAATCATTGCCTCGACTATGAGAGCGGAAAGCCCATGCCGCTGCCGGAAGGCGTTGCGGCGCGCGTGGACACTGGGCTGACGGTGCGGCCGTTCCAGCTGTTCAAGCCGAACATCGCGAATAATGTTGACTTCACTTCGCCGCTGGGCATCAGCGTGTTTGCCAATGCAATCGACGCGCTGCAGGGCGTGGATGCGGTATACGACAGTTTCCGCAACGAGTTTATTTTAGGCCGGAAGCGGTTGCTGGTGCCGCAGACAATGACGCAGATCGCGCGCACGCAGGACGGCGACCGCACGCCCATATTCGACCCGAACGACCTGACATTCACGGCATATCAGCCCACCGAGGACATGGCCGCGGGCTTCCATGACCTTTCGCCCGAGATTCGCGCGGAGCAGCACATGCAGGGCATGCGGGCGCAGCTGAATCTGCTGAGCATGAAGTGCGGGCTGGGCACTGGGCGTTACGAGTTCGACCGGCAGAGCGGCGTAAAGACCGCGACCGAGGTCGTTTCGGAACAGTCGGAGCTATACCAGACCATGTGCAAGCACGAGATCGCGCTGCGGGAAGCGCTGGAAGGGCTGGCGCGGGCGCTGCTCACGCTGGCGGGATTCAAGCGGCCCGACGTGGTGCGGATCGTGTTCGACGACAGCGTGATTCAGGACAAGACCGCCCAGCGCAGCGAGGCGCGCGAAGAGGTGGCGGCGGGCTTGATGAGCAAATGGCGCTACCTGACGCAGGTGTGCGGTATGGGCGACCAAGAGGCCGAAGCGGAGCTGGAGCGGATCCGCTCGGAAAGCTCGATAACGGCGGAGGCCGTGGATTTCTTTAACGTTCATTCGGCGGAGTAATCCGCCTGAATATATTACGACGGCGCGGGCGTTTTGAACGTGTCGGATGGAGGTAAACATGGCGGATACTTTGCAGCAGAATGCCGCGGGCGACGTGAACGCGGTGGAAGGCTCACAGCAACAGGGACAGACACAGCAGCAGGTTCAGCAGGCACAGCCGCAGGCGCAGGGCGCCGGGACATCCGGCACATTCAGCCAGGGCGCGGCCGCTGGCGCGCAGGGTTCGGGGCGGCCTTCCTTCGATGAAATGTTGAAGGATGGCTATCAGGCCGAGTTCGACAGGCGCGTGGCTAAGGCCATACAGACGGCGCAGGGCAAGTTCAGCGATCCACAGGTTGCGGAGCTGAAGGCGCAGCTCGACGGCTACATTCGCAAGGAAGCGGCGTTGCGCGCGGGCATCGCGCCGGAGTTCGTCGACTTCGTGGCGTATGAAGTCGGGCGGGGGCTGCCCGAGGGCGGCAAGTTCGAGGACGCGCTGAAGGCGTTCATAGAGGCTCACGGACAGTTCAAGGCGGGGCAGCCGGGCGGCGCCTGGTCGCAGCCCATGCAGCAGCAGGACGGCGGCGCGCAGGCTGAGGACGGCGTGACCGCGGCTTTCAGGAAGCTGAACCCAGACTTGAAACTATAGAATTTTATGAGGTGAATCGACATGGCACACACTCTTCAGGACAGATATTCTCCGCTGGTAGACGCTAAGCTGCGCGCCAGCATAGTAAAGGCCGACGGCGTGATATTCAATACCCGCTACGAAGGCGACCCCAAGGCGGGCGCGGTCAAAGTTCCAGTGCGCGACGCGGAAGTCGCGGTAGGCGCTTACAACAAGGCTTCCGGCCTGGCTATTCAGACCGGCGCGACTTCCTACGCGACCATCACCATAAATAAGGATTATGGCGTGAACGAACTGATCGACGGCTACGACGCGGCGGCTGTGCCGGACAATCTGGTGGCTGACCGTCTCGACAGCGCGGGCTATGCGCTGGCGCTGCAGATGGACAAGGACGCCACCGCGGCGCTCGAAGCCGGCGGCACTCCGTTCACTGGTATAACCTCCGCGACCGCGCCGAAGGTAAACGGCGCTGTGACCGCGGGCGCTACACAGCTGGCTATAGACGGCACCGCTCTGGTGGGCAAGCTTTACGCCGGTGAGCAGATAACTATCGGCGGCGTGACCTTCACTGTGAAGGAAACTACCGCGGCGGCTTCCAGCAACGCGATCGCCGTTGTTAAGACCGTCGAAGAGCTGCCCGGCATCAGCGACAACGCCGATGTAACCATATGCGGCTATGGCGACCTGACCAGCTTGAACATCTATGACAAGATAGTGGACGCGCGCACTCGCCTTTCCAAGCTGTTCGTGCCGGAGACCAAGCGCTTCCTGCTGGTTTCTCCCGACACTTACGCGCTGCTGCTCAAGGACACTACCCACTTCATACACGCCACACTGCAGGGCGACAACGTTATAGCCTCCGCCAGCGTGGGCAAGATAGCGGGCTTTGACGTGTACACCGACGCCACACTGGGCGCTAAGACCGAGTTCATAGCCGGCCATCCTGACTGGTGCTGTCGCGTGGCCGAGTGGGCTGTGCCGGTGCATCTGCAGGATCTGGGCGGCTCTGGCCTGTACATAGGCGCCAGCGCCGTACAGGGCCGCAGGGTCTACGCGCACGCGGTGACCAAGCCGCAGACCGTACTGGTCAAGAGCAGGCTTTGAGATTGAGCGATTGACGACGAGTGAGGCGCTGCGGATGCGGCGCTTCACTCTTTCGCATTCGCGTGAGCAATAGAAAAACGGGGGGCATGTAAGACATGGCAGCACCTTTTAATCATCTGGACATAAAGGAGATGTGGGGCTACAAGCTTTACATCAACACTGACCCGGCCGAAGGCGCCGGCAAAGAGGTTTGGGCGGAGCTGAGCGCGGGCATCGACAACATGGCCGAAGCGCTGAACGAGACCGTGCAGCAGTATCACTTCTGGGTAGACAGTGGATTCGGCCGCAGCCGCGTTACCGCACTGGCGCCGGTAATCACGCTGAGCGGTCGTCGCGTGGTGGGCGACGCTGCGCAGGACTATATTTTCGCCGCGAAGTGGCAGCTGGGCGGCAACCGCGAGACCCAGGCGAAGCTGACTGATCCCGAGGGCAATTTGATCGAGTTCGATTGCACTTTCGCCAATCTGCAGGAAATCAGCGGCGCTACCGAAGAGGATTCCGCCATCACTATAGAAATCCATATGGACGGCGCGCCGGTTTACACCGCTGCGCCGTGACGCATTCGCACACAACGACCGACCGGGGAGGGCTTTACAGTCCTCCCCATTTTTTAGGAGAGGCGGCGAATTAAATGCGCACACTTCCGACTGCTATGCTGCGGCATTGCGCCGTCTTGAGCGTGCCGGAACAGATCACTGGGTGGCATGAACAGTATTCAAGCGACACTATGGAACTGGAACGCGTGCATCTGCAGCGCAATGCGGGGCTGGTACAGACCGCCCGCGGCGGCAGCTTCGACATGGACGCGACCGTGCGGGCGCGGCTGTGGTACGATGCGAAAATATCGACGCCGCACGGGCTGAACTTTGTTGAGCTGCAACAGGCGGCCGAGGATGCGGGCGATTACCTGCGCGTCGCGTGGCAGGGTATCGAGTACCGGGTGCAGGGTGTGAGCGAGCTGAGCGACAGCCACGGGCGCGTGCATCATTACTGCCTCGATTTGGTGTAAAAAGGGGGCGGGGGTGTATGGCTAACGCGGCTGTCAGCGTGAGCGCCGCGACAATCGTGCGGCGCATAAACAGCATGGCAAAGAACGGGCTGGCGGCGGCGTCTGAGCAGGCGCTGACCGACTGCAACTTCTACGCGCCGCAGGAATACGGCGTATTGATCGCCAGCTCTCAGACGCACTCGGACGTGAAGAAGGGGCAGCTGGAGTGGGTCACGCCGTACGCGCGGCGATTGTACTACAAGGCCGGGCTGAACATCAAAAAGGACGTCAACCCGCACGCCACGCAGAAATGGGTGGCGGTGGCGCAGGCGGCGCACTCGGGCGACTGGCTGAAGGCTTTCAAGAAGGGCATGAAGTGATGAAAAAGGCGATATTGAACTACATTGAGCCGCTGGAAGCGCTGCGGGTGATTTTGAAAGATCACGGCCTGGTGGCGTATGTGGGCGAGCTTCCACCGCGTGACGGCGTCGCGCTGGCGATAATAGGCGGCGAGACGCGGTATGACTTTCGCGGCGACGCGCGCGTGCGGGCGCAGGTGGCGATCACCGGCAAGGCGAGCGTGCAGGCCCGGGCGCTGGAGCTGTGCCAGGAGGCGGCTTCACAGCTGCAATGGACAGAGGCGTGGAGCAACGGCTGGAAGCTGACCGGCGCGGGGGCGAAGGGCACGCCCGTATTCATAGGGCAGGACAAGGGCGGCGCGTACATGTACGCGATACAGTACAATGCGCGGCTGATATTCTGGGCGGAAAGCGAGGCCTGAACATGGCATACATCGACATGAACGACTATACGGCGGCGCACTGTGAGAGCATCGCGGCGGACGATTTCGACCGCTACGCGGAGCGCGCCAGCGAGGCCGTCGACGCGGCCACGGGCTGGGCGATAAAGCAGGCGGGGCTGGACACTTTCGGCGCGTTTGACACTGCGCAGATAAAGCTGGCGTGCTGCTTACAGGCCGAATATCTGTACACCGTGGGCATAGAAAACGCATTGACAGGCACCGGCAACGGGGGCACAGGCGGCTATGTGATCGGCCAGACGCAGATTATTTCGGGCGCGCAGAACGCCGACAGCGCAATGCAGCGCGTGGGCGGCGCATTGTGCGCGGCGGCGCGTGCGGCGCTGTTCCCCACCGGGCTGCTGTACAGCGGCGTGGTGACGCTGGGCTGACGACATTTTAGGACGTTTGGAAGGGAGGCGCGCGCGATGCTGAAGCTCGGGCGCAATGAAAGGTTAAAAGAGAGCGTGCTGCTGCCGGGCGGCAAGCTGCTGACAGTCAACACGGACATGGAGGCCAACCTAAAACCGATTATAACGGCGCAAACTGCTATGATAAAGGCGCTGGGCGAATGGCAGAAAACGCCGGGCGATGAGCACTATAAGCGGGCGTTTTATACGGCATACGAGGCGTTTTTAGTGCTGATACTGGGCGACGGGAACTATAAGACGGCGCTGGAGGCCTACAGCGGCGACGTGGGCGAGTTGTGCGCGCAGTTCGACAGCTGGGTGGCGCGGGTCGTTTATCCGGCGATCGAGCGGGCTTCGCACGCGATCATGGAGCGCAGGAAGCGGCAGGCGGGCAAGCTGGAGCGGAAAGTGAAGCGGCGCATTTGGCGCGGCGGTAAGGCATGAAGTCGATACTGCCCACCGCGCTGGACACCGTTGTGGAAGTGTGCGGCAAGCGGTACAGGACGCGGCCGACGGTGGCGCACGTGATGCTGGGGCAGGAAGCGCTCGAATGTGAGGATTTGACGCCCTCTGACAGGCTCCGACTGGCGGTATGGCACTTTTATACATGGCCGCGGCCAAAGGCGCTTACAGAGGCCGTCAACGCGTTTTTCGGGCTGCTGGATGAACCGCCAGCGTATCGCAAGACGGAAGGCCCGCAGACGCTGGACTGGACGCAGGACGCGGCGCTGCTGACGGCGGCTTTCAAGCAGCTGTATAACATCGAGCTGTGGCGGGAGTGCTGGACGCTGGACTGGCGCGTGTTCATGGCGCTGGTGAGCGGCGTGACGGATGAAAGCGCGCTGGGCGGCATAATGGATTTGCGCGCGCGCAAGATTCCGAAGCGCACACAGGGCAACGGGGAGTATATCAAAGAGTTGCAGCGGCAAAAGATGATTTACGCGATTCGCAAGCCGCAGAAAGCCGGGCAGGGGTATCAGGCAGGGCTTGCGTCGCTTTTTGCGGAGCTGAAACGAATGTCGGGAAATTGAGGTGAGACAATGCCTAATCCGGGGCTGAATTTATTCAGGGTGACGCCGCAGTACATGGACGAGGTTAGCGGCCCGGTGGTGGATGTGTACGATGAAATAGTGTCTCGCCTGATGCTGAACACGGTCAAGCACTTCACCGGGGGCACCGCCCGCAGCGGCGACATGATACCGGGCAGCGAGCGCTGGCGCGCGTGGATGCTGGCGCGGCTGGGCGCGCTGAGCGCGGAGAATTTTAAGATAATGGCCGAAATGGCCGGGGACGTGAGCGGGCTGACCGAGCAGGCGCTGCGGCGGTCTATAGGCGACGCGCTGAAGCTGGCGGACAAGGAACTGGCGGCGAAAGTAAATGCCCCGGGGTATGTTCCGTCAATCGATGAGGCGATGCAGCGCACGCTGGACAGCTACGAGGCGCAGGCGCTGAATCGGTTGAATCTGGTGAACACGGTCATGTTGAACTCTTCGCTGCAGCAGTATTCACAGCTGGTGAACGACACCGCGGATTACGCGCAGCAGCTGGCGCAGGCGCAAGGGGCGTTGAATGTGGCCACGGGCGAGGTTATCGTGGGCACCGAAAGCTATTGGGGCGGCGTGCGGCACGCGGTGCATGACATGGCCGACGCGGGTTTAACGGGCTTCTATGACCGCTCAGGGCGCGAATGGACGGCGCAGAGCTATGTGGCTATGGACATCCGTACAACGACCGTACAGGCCGCCAGAGAGGCCGTAATGAGGCGTAACGAGGACTATGGAAACGCCCTGATCATGGTGAGCAGCCACGCGGGCGCGCGACCGGGGTGTGAGCCGTATCAGGGCGCGATATATTCCACCGACGGCAGCAGCGGCACCGTGGAGGATTTGAACGGGCACAAGCTGCATTACAAGCCATTGAGCGCTACCAGCTACGGGGAAGCCGCGGGGCTGTTCGGCATCAACTGCGGGCACTTTTCAGCGCCGTTCATACCGGGGGCGTCGGTGCTGCGGTGGCCGAAGTACGACAAAGCGGAGAGCGAGCGGCTGTACGCGGAGAGCCAGCAGCAGCGGTACATGGAGCGCAAGGTAAAGGCGGCGAAGCGCGAAGCGGCAATGCTGGAAGAGGCAGGCGACATGGAAGGCGCTAAGGCTGCGCGCAAGGTAGCGCGGCAGCGCAATGCAGAACTCAAGGACTGGTGCGAAGATAACGGGCGCAGCTACTATCCCGACAAGGTGCAGATAATTCGGTGAGGTTGATAAAAGCGGCGCGTTGTGCTATACTATTCGGTACTACACCGAATGGAGGACACAACAATGAAAAAGCGGCTTACATGCGCGGCACTGGCTATGCTGGCGCTGCTGTTGGCATTCAGCGCGGCGGCGCAGGCTGACGCGGCTGAATACAGCTTCACGGACGCGGAGCTGGACAGAATCGCGGGGCTGTTGAGCTTCGCGAACACGGACAACGCGGAGAATTTTGCCACGCTGCGCAAGTACATAACAGGCGCGGAGTACGTGGAAAAGGACGCCGCGCTGGTGGCGCTGGAGCGGCTGTTGAGCTACGACACAGCGGCGCGGGGCAACGCGGAAGCGATCGCGGATGCGCTAACAGAAAAGACCGGCAAAGAGTACGACGTCGGATTCACGCCGGGCGAAGAGCAGGCAGATGTGCAGAGCTATGTCATCAACACCAATACAAAGCGCTTCCACCGAACGAATTGCGACAGCGTCAACGACATGAGCAAGTCTAACCTCGAAGTCAGCTATTTGACGCGCGAAGAGCTAATAGAACAAGGCTATCAGCCTTGCAAGAAGTGCTGGCCGTGATGGCGGTTTTTCGTACAGGTTCGTACACTGCCCGGACTGTTCGGACTGTCCGAGCTGTCCGAACGTGAGACAGATAGGACAGAGCGCGGTACAACTTGGTACAACCGAGGTACAACCGTCGTACAACTTAGTACAATGTCGTACAACTTGGTACAAACTTGAGACAGATAGGACAGAACGTGAGACAAGCCCGGCAAGTGGCCGGCAAATTGGCAAAGCATTGTAGAATAAGGATTTGACTACAAGCTCACTACAAGATTACTACAAGCTGGCAAACAAATAACTGAACATTTGAGCCGTTCCCGGCCGGGGAGCGGCTTTTGTTATGCGAATTGAAGGGGGCAAACCATGGCGGAGGTATTCGAGCAGCTGAGCTTCGAGGATTTCGACCCGGAGTATCAGGCGTTCGTTGACAAGTTCAAGCCGAAAAAGACGACCGACGACTGTTACACGCCGGAGGCGGTATACGAAGCCGTGGCGGGCTGGGTGGCGGATGAGTACGGGCTTGACCGCGCGGACTTCGTGCGACCGTTCTGGCCGGGCGGCAATTATCGGCGGTTTGACTACAAGCCGGAGAGTGTGGTCGTTGACAACCCGCCTTTCAGCATACTAACGCAGATTCGGAATTGGTACACAGAACGCGGCATAAAGTATTTTCTGTTTGCGCCGTGCCTGACGCTTATGAGTTCAACCACTGACGACTGCGCGGTGCTGTGTGGCTGCAAAATCATATACGCGAACGGCGCGGATGTGAACACGAGCTTTGTGACATCGCTCGAGCCTGAATTGAGGATACGCAGCGCGCCGGAGCTTTTTAAGCGCGTGAAGAAAGCCGTGGAAACGTGCAACACTGCGCGGGAGCTGCCTAAATACAAATACCCGCCCTACCTGATAACCGGCGCGGACTATGTCTGGATGAAATACGTCGACTTTCAGGTGCGGAAGGATGAGACGTATTTTACGCGGGCGCTGGATTCACAGCGCGCTGCGGGTAAGGGCATATTCGGCTCGGGTTATTTGATTTCAGAGCGTGCGGCGGCAGAGCGTGCGGCGGCAGAGCGTGCGGCGGCAGAGCGTGCGGCGGCAGAGCGTGCGGCGGCAGAGCGTGCGGCGGCAGAGCGTGCGGCGGCAGAGCGTGCGGCGGCAGAGCGTGCGGCGGCAGAGCG